ATCCCCAATCTGGTGGATTGCATTGATCACACCGACAGTGCTTGCACACTTCAATTTGTGACAATCCCCCCTCGTTTTGTTTTGACTTATCAATCACCTTTCTTAGCGGGACTCCACAGTGTGATTCATGTCCACAATTTTTACACATTATAATTTTATCTCTCCTATCTCTTTCCGATAAAAACCCATTCACGATTAATTTCGTCCCACTTTACATCTTCGGAACTTGCATGAGAATTTCCATGACTCATTTTTTTACCTTTTGATTTAGGATTTTTTCCTACCATCAATTTCTTGCCCATTTTATTTCTCCTTTGGATTAGCAGATGCAGGCCATCTGCCAAACATACGAACTGAATAATAGGCAGAGTGTATTTTGAACTTCGGAACCTTTGGTTCTGCTGATTGCATACCCAATAAGAAAATTTTATCAGACAATGCTCGTGCCTTTTTCCATGTTTCTTTATCCATACCCTCTGAATTATAGTACTCCCGTAGCACTGCATAAAGATGGTCATGAATAACCGCTGACCTTGCAACATCCCAAGGTGCAATAACATTCCACACCACTCTTGGAACAGATGCTAAGTCCGTTATCATACCCTTTTTACAGGTAACTTCACCTGTGCTAGAAATGTTTGCACCTACTTTATGTAGAATACCAATCTCAGCTTTTGTTAAATCATCCACTGCAAATGACAATGTTTTTTCTAGTTTCCATGTTTTAGGCGGTGTAAATTCTGCACTAATTTTACCGTTGAATTTTCCCATCTTTGTCTTCCTTTTTATCTATGGGTTTTACGGCCTTTTCATAGTAAATAATAATCTGTTTTTGTTGGTCAATAAATCTCTTCAACTCTGCCATGTTGTATGCAATAGTTTCATAGTCTCTGACACTCAAAGCATAAAAAAGTAAATCGCCGTTTTCTTTCTTAAACCGTTTCTTAAAATCCTCCAATGTATTTTCTGTCACCACATAAAAATAAATATCACCCAGTTTTACTGGACCAGGCCTATTCTGTGTCGGTATCTTTCTTTCTACCTCTACAGTCTTAACCTCTACTGGTAAAACATCACGCCAACTACTACACCCACTACTTAACAAGAGGAGTGGGAGGAGTAGCACCAGTGAGACTTTCAAGCGACCTAAAAAGTTTCTTTGTTCCATTGTTTATCTTCTTCTCTACCAGCCCCGGCTTTTTCATGCTCAACTTTGCGAGGTCATGTTTTCGTAATTTATCTATGAGAGTATTTTTATAACTATTTGCTTTGTCCAAGTCTGATTGTAACTCTTTATTTAGTTCGTCAAATTTCTCTCTATCGGCAATCAAAGTATTGATGGTATTATCTTGTGCTGCCTTTGCAGCCATAATCTTTGCATTGTTTTCAGTGAGAGTTTGAATCCTTGACTGTGTGTCCTTGTAGTAGTAATAACCACCATAGACCGCACCACCGACAAGTCCAACAACAACTACTAGTAAATATAACTTAATCATCTTCTTTCCTATTAATTACTGAAAGTGAAGTGGTCTTTTAGTTCAATACCATGTGACGCTAGAACTAAGAGAAAATCTCCAGTTCCATCTTCATATAATAAATTATCACCGGCATCATCAGATGTATCTAAAACTAAACCACCTGTTCCATCCTCTAAAAGCAAGTTATCTGGTTGAGGTCCAGCGTCACCGACAAACTGCCCACTTGACGCTTCATATTTAAGAAATCTACCATTTACTTTTGCTGACCCATCAACATCTGTCAAATCAGCAAGTTTCTCTGCACCACCGCCACCAGAACCAGCAAACCCCATCTTTCTAAGGTGTTCATTAATCTTTGTTTTGAATTCAGAAAGCTCCCTATTCAACGCTGGTTCTGATTCAAATGGCTCTGGATAATCTATTTGTTCTGGGATATTTATCTTGGGTAAATACTCCTCTACAGTCTTTTGTTTTACTGATTCAAAATCTACCTCTTTCCCCTGAGTGAAAGGTGTTGTGAGAGTTTTGTTGATAAAATCAACCCTTTTCTTGTGTTGTCTCTCTTCTTCAATTCTCTCCATCTCATCTTCAGCAGCTTTAATCAACCCTGCTCTTTTTGCTATATTGTCTAGTTCTTTCTTGAACTGCTCTACTTCAGACAATCTTTTTACTGGTGTTTTTTCGATTGTCTCTGTGACAACCTTATCCACAGGAGATTTTCCCACAAATCTTTTTGTGGTGCGGCCCACTCCCAATCTTTTCAGTTTATCATTTACAGGCATGTGACATACCTCTTTAATCTGTCGCCATAACGGGCCTCGACTAAATCAAGGTTGGTGCTTGTGTCACCGGCTCTGATGATATTATAGCTACTGTCAATAGCGAGTGGCGTTCCCCACCGCACTCCGAGAGAACCAATTTTTAACTTTTCATCCCTATATGTATCGTGTTTAGCAAATGTGTGGATGTAATCTTTTGCCGTAAATTTATAGGACGCTGGTGTTGATTTTATTTTTAGATTATCATTGGCGATAGACCACCTCTGGAAATCGTCTGTATCAAAAAAGTGTCTGACATTTGCAAAACTTGCGGGGTCATTTACAGCAGTGAGTGACCTATATCTAACCTCACTCCATTTGAGAGTGAAGTTCCACCACCACATAAGTGTCGGCACAGTTTTGATTTTGATTGGACAAGCGTCAGATAAAGCGTCAATTTGGTCCCTTATATCTAGAAAATCTTCTTGTGCTAAGAAATCATCAACGGTGCTACTAATTCTGTCTTGATCATTTGCAAAAGCACTTGACCCGAAACACTGGTCACCCAGTTCGCCAGTAACAACTAAACTTGTTTTTAGTGCTTTTGCGATTTCTTTAGTCGTATTGCTTGTGAACATATCATCAGCTAAATATCGATCTGTGGGCCTCGTTGTTAATGGTGTCTTTGCCACCGTTAGTTTCCCATCAATATGATCAGCGTAAAACTGAGGGTACTCATCAATTGATGCGTCACTGCAATGCACTGTTAAATCACTTAATCGATTAGTTGGGACAGTTTTAAGCAAGGCAACCAGTGCGGTTGTACTGTCTATGCCACCAGACCAAAAAACAGATATTTTTTTATTCTCATTCCACAAATCTGTTGCCCTAGCATCAGCGACATTTTCAAATGTCTCATCAAATGACCCAACATTTGGTATTGCTGGTCCGGTCAGTTTTAGTGGTGACGGTAGTGTTCCACTACGGTCAACTGGAACCCAAAGGCTATGAATCTCATGTGCTAGTTTTTCAATCGCAGTCGGTTTATGGCCTGTGATTCCAACCACATCTATCATATCAGGTCTTGCAAGGTATAAGGTATCACTAAGAGTCTCATCAAATACCGTTTCACTTGTTGCTTTCTCTTGACCTAACAAATTAACTAGTCTTCGTAAAGCATTAGCACCACAATTTGCGCTCGAATAAAACACAAGTCTGACAGTTGAACTAGAAGGTAATTCCGCCGCAAATGCTTTACACTCTGGGCACTCATTTGCATAATCATCTGCGGCTTTTAAATAAGAGTTTTCATCCGTTGATATCGCCAATATCTTCCTTGGGTCAGTTTCATTATTAATCGCATCAATCATGCTTTGAAGTTTCTCATCAAGTGCGGCTCGTATTTCTGGTGTTTTCAAAGATTTGAAAGCAGCGATAACCTTTTCTTCAATCGTGTCACCGTTGATCATTGAAGCATCTGCCAACAATCTTGATCCCCTGAGAAACTCTCTACATTCCGTTTCATTGATTTTTTCTGGGGGGAAATGCCAACTTTTTGCAGCACTACACATTTCATTCAGTCGCTGTAACGCAACTCTACGCACTTCATTGATAGGTTTGTATTGTTCAACAAATCTATCTTTAGTGTCATTAAGCACCATGATCATCGTGTCAATGTCACTAGGTGATTGATTGCTACCCAAAATCATCAGGATGTTGCTCCTGCCACTGTACCAGAGTTGTTGAGCGTTTGAGAGACACCTGACACTGCCCGAATTGCTTTGCCCGCTGCGCCACCCGTACCGCCAGCACCGTTGACCACTTTACAACCACTGGCGGTGGCAGCAGCACCGTTTGCCCCTGCGGCACCAAAGTCACCACCAGCGCCAGAAGCGCCGGTATTACTACCGTTATCTGAGGCACTTCCGGCGGCTGCCGTAGCATTAGCAGTACCAGCGCCAGCGCCACCGCTGGCAGCAGCGAAATTACTTCCGTTTTGACAAACACCCTCACTGTCTACTGCTGACCCTCGTTGTTGGTTTCCACCACCAGCGCCACCGCCTCCGCCACCGCCTTGTATTTTTGCGCCGGATAGGTTGTTAATTGTGACAGTCACATCTTGCATTGACATTGCGTGGCCACCGGCGCCACCAGATGCACCATTACTGACNTCACCTACTCCTCCGGCACCACCTTTGCCGACCACATTACCAGAATTGTTTATGGTGAGCACTGAGTCAGAGGTAGCTAAATCAACTACAAGAGATGGAGTACTAGTATTAGCTGAGTATACGGTTACACCGGCATCGATGTTGAGTACAACAGTGATAGCACTGGTGCCATCCCAATTGCCCGCACCATAACTACCACCGTTATTTGAGAGATCAGTAGCAAGATTATAATTATTGACATCACTACTAATCGTAACGGTAAAGTCAGCAGAGGCAGCGGCAGCGGGAGTAACGACACCAAAACCTAAAACTTGATAACCAAAACTCATTACATTAGTCCTTATTAAGCATCAGTTGCAGCAGATGTTGTGAAGAAAATCTGAATACCTAATAATCTGGCATCTGCTGATTGGTCGTCGGCCGAAACATCTCTCTCAATGTTAAAGAATGTCATGGCATCATCAGCGGCGTTTGCTATTGTTAAAGCACCACTTGTTGCAGTAACATTTATATCATTAGATGTGCCACTGTGTGCTTTTGCTGTAGGAGCAACTGCTGTACCAAAAGCAGTGTCAATAACACCATTGTCAACAGTAGAACCCCCTGCCAATGACCATGAAACTGTTCCTGTATTTGTTCCTGTTACCGTAAAGAAGGCTCTAAAGGTGACCGTGCCAGCATTCCATGACTTTGGAAAAGCCACCGTGAACTGTGCATTTTCATCACTACTAGGATCAAAGTCTAAACACTTTAATTCTGGACGGCCAGCGGTTCCCTCTACTTGAGCGAGTGCAGCGCAGCCGCCAGTCGTTGTTGGATACATTGCAGCGGCGGGAACATATATTGTTTCTAAACCAGCAGTTTTTATAACCGCACTAGCTACAGTTGCACCAGCAGTATCAAGATCAACTGTACCGTCAGCCGCAATTGCAATCGCACCAGCGGTTGTTGCAGTACCAATCGTACAAGCATCTTTGAGTAATAGGTCATCAACCAGTGTTACAATACCAGTGGCTGCAATTGTGATAGCAGATGTTGAAGAAGCAACACCTATAGTGCCGCCGTCTTTAATTAGAATATCATCAGCAAAGGTTACGATACCACTATCTGCTAAAGTCATTACAGCGGCGACAGTTGCATTACCTATAGTCCCACCATCCTTGATTAAGATATCATCAGCAAAAGTAACAATGCCTGTGGATGCTAAAGTCATTACAGCAGCGACAGATGCGTTACCTATGGTCCCAGCATCCTTAATTAGAATATCGTCAGCGAAAGTAACAATACCAGTAGATGCTAAAGTCATTACAGCAGCGACAGATGCATTGCCTATCGTACCGGCGTCTTTGATTAAAATATCGTCAGCAAAAGTCACAATACCAGTGGATGCTAAAGTCATCACCGCAGCAACAGATGCGTTACCTATAGTTCCAGCGTCCTTAATTAGAATATCATCTACAAATGTTACTATACCTGTTGAAGCAATAGTAATAGCAGAGGTGGAAGATGTAACACCAATTGTGGCGGCATCTTTTAAAATTAAATCATCCACCAAAGTGACAATACCTGTGGATGCGATAGTAATAGCAGATGCCGACGATGCAACACCAATCGTACCACCATCCTTAATTAGAATATCATCTACAAATGTTACGATACCTGTTGAAGCAATCTGCATCGCAGCGGTTGAAGATGCAGAACCAATATTACCGTTATCTGGAACAATCACACCACCATCAGCTGAAAGTGTGATAGTGGTTGCAGAGATTGCACCATTGAATATTGCCTTACCCGCATCACTCATATCAAGTGTGAGTGCTGTTATATCAGAAGCATCATCAGTGCCCTTAAAGATAATATCTGCATCGCCTGCTTGAGCGTCTATCGTAATGTTTCCAGAACTTGTTGCGATACTAACGGCAGCATCACCAGTGGTAATATTATCAGCAGCGACATTTGAGCCCGAACTAACAGTATTGTCCAAGGTGACAACATCTGAATTCAGAAGATTATACTGAACTCTGAGAGTTTCTAGTGTGTCTGTAGTATTTACTGTTGTTGATGTTACAGCCATTTTTCCCTACCTTTTCAATATTTATAAAGGATTTCCTCGACAAATTTACTTTTCTGTTTTTCACGCAACTTTGCTCTTTTCTCTCTTTGAGCTTCAAGTCTTTCACGATGTTGTCTATATGATTTAGTTCTGCCGTCAAATAATGCCTTTTTCTTTTTCTTCTTTTTTCTAACGATAGGTTCATCAACCATCCCTGGCGGTGCGTTTGCCACAGAAGTTGTTGGCGCATCTTCATCAATTTCTTGACCAGTGCGAACATCTACCTCTTTCCAAAATTTCATTGGTTCAAATCCTCCAGCCCTACATATATTTCTTCTTTTGTTTTGAGATGTACAACAGGAAATATATCCACACCCAATATGGAATCAATCGGTGCCTCATCCTTGTAAGCAATAACTTTATCACCTTTCTTTGCAGCCAACTCCTCTTCCTCTTTACTCAATATATCATTTGCTAATGTGTATTCACCTTTAGGAAGAACTTCACCAAATCCTATAACTTCCTCTGATATGGAATCATCTATTTCATATCCCTGCTCTTTCAAATATTTCATAAATTCCTTTTCAAAAACATCTGGATCATCCACTGACTCTTTGAAGGTATCTTTGAGAAGGAATAACGCAGCAGCATAACTTCCCAACTTAGTTCTAAGTCCAGGCACCTTTCCGAATATTTTTTTGATGTTGAATACAAGTTTATGAAGAACAGTGTATGCGCTCTTCTCTTCTGTTGTGCGAAGTGTGGTTGGTTTATTTGTGCCTGGCTCTAACTCTCGTTTTCCATTCTCATCTATAATTCCAAGTTTGAACGCATCAGTATTCTTAAATGGAGTAACCAACAATTTTATAAACCTATATGTTACAAATAAATCTATCGCTCTGCCCATTACAGTTTCCTTAATGTATCTAAAGTATATTTATCTTCCTCAATCCTAGACAACTCATCTTCTCTTATCATATTTAAATACAATAAAAAAGACTTGAGTGTACCAAAATACTCTTGCTGTATTTTATACAAGAGCAAAGTCACGCAAGCCTCTGGCCCAAACAGATTTCTTAATATGATAATATGATTGAGTATCAATCTTTCTTTGAGTATATTTGTCTCTTTATACTTTCTCAAAAGACGCTTAATATATTTAAACCTCTTCATATCATCATAAAATTCTTTTTCACCTTCGCAATGAGGATTATCATAATGCCTAATTGCGAACATAGTGATATTTTCACTAGTTATCTTTTTATACATTACATAATTTTAGCACGCAACTTACATTGATTAGTATCAGTCATCTCATAAGTCAGATTTAACGAAAGGCCACCTTCTCTTTGATGGGAAATACCATCATCATTCATAAATTCAGTATGTGGTGTATCAACATCTTTACCAAAACGACCACCAAACAAAGTAAGAGGCAAGCTAACACTACCACTTTCTTCTGTCATTGGAGGAACTTGGTCAAATGTCAATCCAAGTTTCATAAGAGAGTTTCTAATATGTCCAATTGCATATCCACTATCTTGTTGGCTCCCCTCTAAAATTTTTCCTACCATCGCATTGATTTTTTGAATGATAGCTTCACTAAAATACCCATTAGATGGATTTTCTACATGACCAAAGGGTTCAGTATTTACGCTAAACGCATCCCCCTCACTAATATATTTTGCAAATGACTTCATCTTTCTCTCCATCTTATGATAGATTGTTTAGTTAAAAGTAGTGGGGGGTAATTAAACCCCCCACCAAAGTATAGTTAAGCAACAGCAACACCTGTACCGGCATCGGCTGCCCGAGTTCCACCACCACTCGTTGATACAAGTGCCCAAGAAGCACCTGTCCAACGTAATAGAGCGTTATCACCAACAGCAGCTATATCAGCAACTGCATATGCACCCAAAGTATCAGCTGGAGTGATTTCATTAGTATTTGTTCCCGAAGCTTTGGCAACAAAAATCTCTTGACCAATCACTGTTCCGTCAGCAAGTGTAAGCGCACCTGTGCCAGTACTTGTAACCAAATGAGTACGAGTACCAAGCGCAAGAGCAACTGCTGTACTAGCAACCTGTACTTGAGCACTAGAACTAGGAACTGTTCCACCAAAGACTGTACTAAAAGTAATCTTTTTGTTAACTGGTGTTCCAGCAGGACCATCTACAACATGCAACAAGTCTGTTACATCTGGTGCAGCGGTCAGTTCTGTAAGTGCTGTAATTTTCTTATCAGCCATTTAATTTCTCCTTTAAAAGTTAAATGATATTACGCAACCGCAACACCTGTACCAGCTTGAACCGCACGAGTTCCGCCACCACTTGTGGAAACGAGTGCCCAAGAAGCACCTGTCCAACGCAACAAGGCATTATCACCAACAGCAGCAATATCAGCAACCGCATAGGCACCTAATGTGTCAGCAGGAGTGATTTCATTGGTGTCTGTTCCAGAAGCCTTTGCAACAAAGATTTCTTGACCAATGACAGTACCATCAGCAAGTGTAAGAGCACCTGTCTGTGTGCTTGTAACCAAGTGAGTACGAGTGCCAAGAGCAAGAGCAACCGCCGTGGCGCCAACTTGTACTTGAGCACTGGAACTAGGAACATTTCCACTGAAAAGTGTACTGAATGTTAGTTTTTTGTTAACAGGCGTTCCAGCTGGACCGTCGATAACATGCAACAAATCTGTTACATCGGGAGCCGCTGTAAGCTCCGTGAGTGCTGTAATTTTCTTATCAGCCATTTATTTTCTCCTAATAACCCCCATGCTTAATTGCACTTTGGGGGGAATGTTACTGAAGGTATGAACGCATCATCCTTCATCACTTTCTTCATCATCTAACTTTTTGAGAAAATCATCGCATTGTTGAATTGCACCAGCAAGTGCGTTTTGCAATGCGACATTTTCTAATTTTGCTTTTTCAATTTCTTGTTGTTTAATCTTTGTGCTTTCTAAATCTCCTACCAAAGCCTCTTTTCTTTCCAAAATGGATTCTGCATTAATACTCATAATTCACCTCATAATATTGTTTGTTGTATGGTTATTTAGGACACCGTGAAAGAAGCATTTTCATCAAGTTGAAGCAAGAACTCAGCCTTATCTCCATCTTCCAATGCAAAGTTTCCGAAACCAGATGGGCCCTCATCGGAACCACCATCGTCAAGCCTCAACCCTTCGTCCCGTGTTTCACTTAAAATTATATCGCTGTATTTCATAACTCTGCCGGTATTTTCTGTGAAAGAATCATTAGATAGAATACCCAAAGTATTGTTGGTTACGGCAGATGTTTGCGTATCGACTGAAGCAGCAAGTTCAAAAGCAACAATTCCAGCATCCAGATTAGATACGCTTCTACGGAAAGTCAATGTTGCAAAATCTGAACCCAGAGCGGTTGCTTGTTTCAATACAATATTCACATCACCAACCACAGCGACTGGCTCATTGAAATACGCATATACAACAATGTCACCAAGAGTAGAGGAAGCAACACCTGTGAAAGTGTCTCCATCTGGATAGAACTTTGTCTTATCTGTGAGATTACCAATCGTACACATAATTACTGTTGGGTCACCCACACCACTTTCCCGCAGACTTCTGCTACAGACAAGAATTTCTGGGTCAGCATCTGCATTATCATTTCCCTGTGATGCTGTACCGGCTGCCATTACCCAACCAGTATCAGTGGCGACACAAAGACCTCTAGCATAGTCGCTGCCTCCTCCAGAACCTGTTGGTAAGAATTTGGGTGCGTTTTCTGCATCACCATCTTGATATCTCAAAAAATGTTCAGCAGCAGACGCAACACCAGCACCATCTCCGTTAAAAATTATTTTGTCACCGGCATTTGCACCAGCACCATCTGTTCCGCCGTCTTCCATTATAATGAAACCGGCATTTCTTCTACTCCAAAGCGACATTTTGCTCTCCTATTCTTATCGAATATGTTTTTATTATATTTATACTATTTAAACCCTAGACGCTTCAATTCACCAATAGTTTTTGCAACATCGGTATGACGAATACCAATACCACCTTTGTTTTCCCACTCTCTTATATTCTTCATATAATCGTCTATCAAAATATTCGGTTTACCGTCTGTTTTAGCATATAGTTTTTTATCTGCTCGTTTGACCAGATTGATATTGCGTTTTGAAACACCAGTATGTCTACCTAACCATGTCATTTTACCA